ATTGGGTCGGTAGCCCTACCGACAGCACAAAACAGAATGTTCATTATGAAGGCCGCGTCCGCACCCCAATTGTGATCAGCCGCGCAGCGCCGGTGATGCCGGAGGCCAGCCCGCGCATCCGGCGAGAATTTGGCGAAGTGGAGATTAGCAACGGCGACGGCGAGTTGGACTCTGTCGTTCAGTCTTACGCCATCGACGGGCGGAACGTCGTGGTTAAATTCGGCCCTTACATGGGCGCTTATTCGGATTTCAGCGTCATTGCCGATGTGCTTGGTGTCGGCTGGCAGACTGATAGGGATAACGTCCGCATTCCGGTGAGGGATTGGACATTTATTCTTGACCAGCCATTGCAGACGAACCTTTACGCGGGGTCCGGCGGTGTCGAGGGTGGCGATGACTTAGAAGGCAAACCCAAGCCCCTATGTTTTGGCCGTGTGCGGAACATCACGCCGCCGCTAGTCGATAGCACAAACGTCATTTATCAGGTGCACGACGGCGCAGTCTTTGCGATTGACGGTGTGTTCGAGAGTGGGGCGGATATCACGCTGGACACGGGCGTCGGCACCGGCGGCGACGTAGCCGATTATGCAAGCCTTGTTTCTGCCAGCGTGACGGCGGGGCAGTACGCCACTTGCAAGGCGGAGGGGCTATTTAAACTTGGTTCTAGCCCGACCGGGCTGATAACCGCTGATGTGCGCGGCGACGTTGTCGGCGGCGTTTACGTCAACGGCGTTGATACCGTCGTGCGGCGGCTGCTGTTCAACCGAGCAGGTCTTTCAGAATCCCGTGTAAACAAAACCAGCTTTGCGCAACTTGCGTCATCGGCATCTGGAGAAATGGGCTGGTTCATAGACCACCAGTCACGCCCCTCTGCGGGTGATGTGGTCGATGCAATCGTGCGCGGCGTTGCCGGGTTTTGGGGCGCGGGGCGCGATGGCCGCATCCGGGCAGGAAGATTGTCTGTGCCGGAAGATGTGTCGCCGGTCTATGCACTGGATGAAATTTCCATCCTAGATCTTCGTATTGATGGGCAGCCGATTCCGCGCTACCGCCAGCGGGTAGCCTACAAGCCGAATTGGACGCCTGGGCAAGTAAATCTGGCCGCTTCTGTTACTGCTTCACGCCGTCAGTTTCTGACGGAACGTGACCGGTCTGCCGTCTCAATTGATACCACCGTGCAGGTAAGGCACCCAGAGGCACTAGACACGGAAGCCCTTCTCTCTCCGTTCGAGAATTCGTCAGACGCGCAGACGCTTTCTGATGAGCTTCTTAGCCTTCACAAGCGAGATCGCATTGTAGTTCGCGCTCACGTAGCCCGATTGTCTTACCTCTTCGACCTCGGGCAGCCCCTTAGCGTCACGTGGGGGAGGCACGGGCTTTCATCGGGCCGCACGATGATCCTTGTGGGGGTTGAAGAAGACGCCCGCACGGGCACGGCGGACCTGCTTCTCTGGGGTTAGATTTAATGGCACTTCCTGTTCTGGGTGTGGTCAACCACGTTGATCGCAGCGGCACCGTGTTAACTGCTTCCGGCACGACCGGCGACCTGACCGCGTCCAACATGGCTAATCCGATTGTTGGCCGCCGTTGGCGCACGTCGTCTCTGACTGCCTATTGCACGGTTGATTTTGGCTCGGATGTGGACATCGCGGTTATGGCCCTGCGCTTCCCGCGCGACACGACGTTTCCAACGTCAGGGACGGTGCAGCATCAACTGGACCCGGATGGCGGGTCCGCTGGGTCTGGAGCCACTTACGACAGCGGGGCCGTGTCGATCAATACGACCGACGGCTATGGCTATCACGTTATTGTTCCGGGGGCGGAGTATTCAGCGCGCTATTGGCGTTTCACGTTCAATGTCTCGGGTGTTTCCTTCTTGGATGTAGGCCGGGCTTGGGCCGGGCCGGTCTATCGGTCCACCTATGGCCTCGCGTTCGGCGACACAGATACGTGGCTTGATCCGTCTCTTCTTCAGACGGGCGCGCGCTCCGGCGCTGAATATGTGGATGCCCTGCCGGTTCGCCGCATTTTGCGTGACGGTTTTGTCGCCGTGACCAATTTGGAGCGGTCGGAGGTCAGGGAAATTGCCCGGCAGGCGGGCGCATCTTCGCAGGTTCTTTTCACCAGAGACGCCGACGCGGTTTCAACCGAAACCGTAATCGGACGTTTTCGTGCCGTCCCCCAACTCTCGCAGCAGCAGTGGGGCCGGTCCGTTTCCTCTTTTGAAATTCTGGAGAGCATGTAAATGGCAGCGCTTCTTCTCGACCGCGTTATCGAGACGACGACGACAACGGGTACGGGCACAATCAATCTGGCGGGCGCGCAGACAGGCTACAATGCCTTCCGCGATGAGGCGACGGATGGTGGGACGGTGTTCTACCTGATCCTTGACGATCCGGCGTCCCCAACTTCTTGGGAGTATGGTCTTGGGACGCTGACCTACGGCACCCCAGACACCCTTAGCCGAGATACGGTGCTGGACTCGTCAAACAGCGGATCAAAAATCAGCCTTGCTGCTGCGACGACATACACGGTTCTTTCTCCCTTCGGAAAGAATGCCGCGCAGCCGTCCAGTGAGGCAAAGACCACTGCTTACACCCTGACGATGACAGATATCGGCAAGTTCTTTTCGTGTGACGCATCAAGCGCTGGGTTTACTGTCACCTTGCCTGCCGCTGCGACCGCGACAGGCCGCTACTGGGCAATCGTCGCCAACACAGGCGCGAGCAACAATGTCACGCTCGACGCAGACGGATCTGAAACGATCAATGGTGCGACAACGCTTGTTCTGCCACCTAACAGTAGCGCCCTGCTCCGGTGCGACGGGTCTGAATGGGCCGCTGTTACAAGCGATGATGTTGAAATTCAGTTTGCCTCGGCGTCGTCTGCAACGCCCGCAAGCGATGACAAGTTTCTCTTCAGCGACACTGACGACGGTGGAGCGGTAAAGACGGCTGCGCTCTCCGGCCTTGCTGCACTTGGCCTTCAGTTGAAAACCGGGGGCTACTCCGGCGACGGCACGACGAGCAACGCCATTACAGGCGTGGGCTTTGAGCCAAAATTCCTGTTCATCTGGGAAAGCCAGGCCGACGGCGGCAACCCTCAGTGGGGCTTCACCTCCGACAGTTACATGGCGAACGACGCGCAAGGGCTCATGGTAGTGTTTAGCAACGCCGGTAACTCCTTCTCACAAGACAATCGCGTGCTGTCACTCGATAGCGACGGTTTCACTCTCTCGGACGACGGTGCCAATTCCTTCCCAAATACGTCTGGCACTGCTTACCAATATATTGCACTGGGGTAATGACGATGACTGCACCAACATGGCTTGAAAACAACCGGCTTTACACGGCAGATATTGACTGTGGCCCGACTGTTGTGTTCGCAAAGGACACCACCGACCCTCACCCGCAATATTACGCACCGTTTGCGTGGCACGACATTGACCTCACCCAGTTCGGGGTAAGTGCTGACGCCACATTCGCAGAGATCACAGGCATTCTCGTGATTACCGATGTGGATAGCTACATCAACGATCTGCAAGCCTGCTTCCGGTCGCCTGGGTCGGCGCTGACAGCGGACAACTACCAACTGCAAGCAACGACTGTGCAAAGCGGTAGCGGCTATCGCGGATCTCAGTCGGTCACTGTTCGCCCGGTCAACGGAATTGTGCAATTGTACTGGAAAGCCCTGACAAACGGTAACATTGACACGGGGGCGTCATCCTTCTTGATGAACTTGCGCTTGTCCAAGTGGGGCCGGAGCGTGGCGGAGTCCGGATCAACCGGCGGCGGTGGCGGCACGACACCCATGACTATCACTGTCCCGCCTGAAGGGCTTAACGTGGACATTGTGCAGGGAACTTAATCCGCTCCCACTGCAACGCCGATGCTTCTCAACATGCCGGGGAAGGTAGCATGAAATGCGCCTCACGCTAAAGCGCCATACCAGCGGGCCAAATTCCACACTGGGGCGGCTGTACATAGACGGTGATTTCGCTTGTTACACCCTGGAAAACCCGTGGCTGAATAACGAGCGGCGTGTTTCCTGTATTCCGGCGGGTGAATACGAGCTTGGGCTGCGGAAAGAGGGCGGGTGGCACGCGCGTGCCCTCACCAAGTTCGAGCGCGGCTTCCACAAGGGCATGTTGGAGGTACTGGACGTTCCCAACCGCTCTTACATCCTGATACACTGGGGTAATTATCCGTCAAACACACAGGGTTGCATTCTGGTCGGAGAAACACAACAGGCTGACATGGTCGGGTGGTCGCTGGATGCCTATCGCAAGATATACCCCCAGATTGCAGACGCGCTAGTGTGCGGGCATGACGTAACAATAGAGATCACGTCAGAAGAAGAGGCGCTGGCATGAGCGAGCCTTGGGTGCGCAAGGAAGTCATCGGCAACTGCACGCTCTATCAGGGTGACTGCTTAGAGGTGATGCCGATGCTTGGCAAGGTGGATGCTGTGGTGGACCGTTGCGATGCGGTGGTATATACTGAAAAACATGAACAAACAGCAAAAAGGCAACGTCGCGCGCCAGAAAAAAGCGACAGAGATTTGGGAGCCGCGCCGGGCGCAAATCATGGCTCTCTATGTCAACGGAGACATGTCTCAAGCGCAAATGGCCGCGATGTTTGCTGTCTCGCAGCAGGGGTTCCAGCGGGCAATCGCGAGGATGGGGATTCCATCGAAGGGGCGGGGCCGGGCAGGGCAATTGAACGGCAGGTTCATCGACGGGACTCAATCGACGGCGTATCGCCAAATGATAGTCAAGGACAAGTGCAATCGCTGCGGGGTGACGGATCAACTTGTTATTCATCACAAAGACCACGACCACACCAACAACACGCCGGACAATCTGGAAGTGTTGTGCAGCCCTTGTCATACGAGCCACCACAAAACGGAATGGTGGCGCTCCCAGAAGGGTGGGCAATCCTGACAGACCCGCCTTATGGCCTTGGCAAAAAAATGCAGGGCGGAACCTGGGGGGCTAAAGAAGCTAACTCAGGTTTCTTGCGCTGGGATCTAACCGCCCCCGGTTGGCTGCCTAAAGCGATAGGGCGAACGCCTGCCATCGTCTGGGGCGGCAACTATTTGCCATTCGCGCCAGCGCGCTGCTGGTTGATCTGGAACAAGATTAACTCAGTACCGACCATGGCTGACTTTGAGCAGGCATGGACAAATTTTGACAGGCCGTCGAAGCGATTTGATCATCCCGTCGGGCGGGTACAACACGGGCATCCAACGGAAAAGCCTCTCCCGCTGATGGAATGGTGCCTTGGTTTCCTGCCTAACGCCCGAACCATCCTCGACCCCTTTATGGGCAGCGGCACGACTGGCGTAGCCTGCGTCAAGCAGGGCCGTAAGTTTATCGGCATAGAACTTGACCCGAACTATTTCGAGATAGCCTGCGAGCGCATCCGGGATGCCTATCGCCAGCCGGACATGTTTATCGAGGCAGAGAAGCCGAATCCTGCTGAGCAAATTGACATGCTGGAGGAGGCGTCATGAGCGACGATCCGCGCGGCCCCTATGCCCCGAAGTGGACATATCGCCGCCTGATCGTCTTTTTCGGCGTGCCTTACTGCCTTCTCAGCAACACCGCGCTGGCTTTCTGGGGGCCTGATACGGACGTGGCTGAAGCCGTCGCCATACTGCACGGGTCTGTCTGCTTTTTCCTCATCACTTACTACCTGGTCGGCCCATCATGGGAAGGTGTGCAACTCACAAAGTGGATGCATAAATGATTGGTATTGTCACAGGCATTGCCGCGCGCCTCTGGGGCTTCAAAGCCGTCAGATACGCGCTGTATGCCGGGCTTGTCCTGTCGCTGGCCTTTGGCTTCCTCAAATGGCGGGAGCATGAGGCTGTCGCACGTGAACGACTGGAACGTGCCCTCGCCGATGAGCAGGCGCTAAGATCCGAAGCGGAAAGACAGCGTGTCGCCGCTGAGTCAGCACTTGCCGCTGCCCGCACCCGCGCAGCAGAACGCGCTGCCGAGATTGAACGCATGGAAGGTGTTTTAAATGGATACCGTCAAGACCTGGCGTCTGGCATCGCTGTGCCTGCCCCTTATGATGATGCTTACCTTGACCGCCTGCGGGCCATCGAGGGTAACAGTCGCCCCAATTGACCTTCCTGCGCTTGACTCTGCCGACGCTGCGCCATGCGCCTATCCACGTGAGACCGGCGACAAGGGCGAGGATGCGCTAGAGCGTGCTGCCCTGCTGAAAGAGTGCCGCGCCAAGCACTGGTCTATTGTTGAGTTCTATCAAGACCTGCGTCGCGATCTGATAGGCGCTGAGTGACCTTGTTTGACGTGTGTGCGGTAGGCGTTGTGGTACGCAGCGAACTCATGGAATTGCTGCGTAATGTCTTCCACAGTCGCGCGCATATCGCCGACAAAGCAACCTTCCATTGTGTCGGGTTCACACAGGTCCATTAGATCGAAAAGCTCCTTGGCCCTGGCTCGCAACTGATTGAACCGCGCTCGCGCCGCGCGGCGGGTCACCTCGTAATCGATGTCCTTAGTCATCGCGGTTTTTCGCTTTTCCATTCTCTCTCCTACTCTTAGCCCTCTAGGGCTTTAATGCCTGCGGGGGTGATGCGCGCATAGTTCACAGGATGCCTTAAGTCCGGAAAAACCCACCGCACATGCTCCAGCAAACCTCGTGAAATGAGGCTGCTATAAGATGAGTAGGTGCGGGTTACATCTTGCACATCTTTGTATTCGTCTGCCGCGCAATCAGCCGAAAGCATTGTCGGCACAATTCGATTGCGTTCAAGAAGCCGCACGACTGAGTCACGATCCTGCGCGGGCATTTTTGCCGCCCGCGTTCCGTCTGGCATTAGCTGTTCTGCCTTTTTTACATCGCGCAAAAGGTACAGGTCGGCTTCACTCAGTTTCATTATCTTCTCCTTCTGAGTGTGTGAGGCGTATTCGAGCTAGGTGATCCCACACAGACGGGCCGGGCTTGCCGCCAATTGAAGGGAACAGCGCCACAAGCGCTGCACCTTCCTCAGCGGTAATAACTTCACACCTACGGAAGCCGTTCCCGCGAAACAAGTTCCCGTCCGCATCGGCGACGTTGAAGCGATCACCGCCCAACTTCGGCAGCATTGGAGGGTCAGCAATGAAGCCAACACAAAAGTGGTCGCACGGATCTCCGTCGTTGTACTTCGTGGCGAGAACGTAATCTCCAGGTTTCATTGCGTTTCCCCTTCTGAGTGTGTGAGGGAGGCGGAGAGCATGGCGGCATAGTTCTCGCGCGCTCGTTCATCGGGCTCCATGGGGAACCCCTCCCACAGCATCTCCGGTGTAGGCTCCACCGGCACCACCACATGAGTGCCAGAGGCGTTTACGAGGGCTATGGTTTTTTTGAGTGATGGGGTCATGAGGATTCTCTTTGGAAGTCGGCTCGCGCCCCTCGGTAGACGGCCCACTTGTTCCAGTGGATTGCGCTTTCGCGACCCGTCGCGCGTTCGAACCAGAAGAAGTACATGCGGTCGGCGTCCAGCATCAGGCTGTAGCCGTCTGGCATTTTTTGAATGCCCAGGGATGCGGAGACATCTGCACAACCACAGCTGATATAGCCAGCGTAGTCCGGGTGGTCCGCTTCACTCATCACTAGTCACCTTTCTGAAAAGTCGTTGCAGTGTCATGCCAGCACCCACAGGGCAACGGCATAGATCCCCCACGCAGCGGCGATAATGATGCCAGCCAGTACGATTTCGCGCAGTGGCGTGCCCCCGTCACTTGCACGCACGCTGTAAGGCAGTCCGATAATGATCAGCGTAACGATGGCTGGAACAACCCACCAGCCAAAAAGGCTTACAGAAAGCCCAATCAACAAAAGCACCGCTGCTATGACAAGAAATGCTATAATGTGTCCCATCGGCTTAATCCTTTTCTGTAGGGGTGGTCTTTAGGCGCATATCCGCATTTGCTTTAATAACGCGCAGAGCGCCCGCTATTGGCTGCCTCCCCGCAAGCGCGCTGCGGGCTTGTGCTGAGATGTATTTGAACACCCCGCTACCTGGCTCTTCTGGTGGGCCGACTTTGAGATCCCGAACTCTTGCAGCGTCTCTGAGGCATGCGTCGGCTGCCATAGCGGGGCCATTAGTCCACCTCCCAGAAGCGTCGCGCGTAGCGTGTGCTTCATGTGATGCGGCCTTGCACTCAAAATAGTTAGCCACTTCTTCCAACGCCGCATTGCGCGCCTCCTCCACCTCAGCCTTATAGGCTTCTATGGTAGCGAGTAGGCGTCCTTCGTCGTCTCCTGCGAGAAACCGCGCGATGTCCCGCAACTCTTCTTCCGTGTACGGCTCAACCTCGCTCATCGGAGAACCCCTTTAACATCCCAGTGACGGTTACGAAGTGTGCGGGCATTTCAGCGATCTGCTTATCCAGCGGGTGAACTTCGGAGCCGTAGTAGCGCTTAAGAACGCGCTTGAACGCCGTGATATTCCGCTCGGCAGCTTGGACGCTAGGCTCGTTTTTGTCGTGCTTGTAGGCGTCGACAAGGGACTTCTCAGAGTCAATGGCGATGTGCAATGCATTGAAGACTGCCCGCTTGTCAGTAAGGCGTTCACTCATCACTAGTCACCTTTACGGCGTAATCAGCAGCAGCCTTCCGCTCCAAGCGTTCAATCTCGGCAGCGCATAGCGCGGCAGCACGAATCAAATCGCGGGTGGGGTTTTTGGGTTTCCACCACTGCGCGTCCCAAGGCCAATCGGGCGGGGGCGGTGCTTTTCTATATTCGCCGATACCAGCGTAAAAATTGCGCCTCGCTGAGTGAGCGGCATAACAGGCTGCTGCAACCGCCATTTCACCACAACGATGTTGATCATCATGTTCAGGGGTCCACCCCTCGTCGTCGATCTGACGCCTGCGCTCGTCAACAATCATATTCGTCGCACTCATGCCTTTTCCTTCCTCTCTGCTTTCATCTTTTCCGCCCAAGCCTTCTTCGCCTGGTATGCTGCTTGCCGCTGTTCCCTCGTGGGCTGCGGTATAGGCTTGCTTTTGCGGCTCCGCTTGGGTTCGCCCATCCGCTCCCGCTCCAGCCGCGCAGCCTTTGCAATCGCGTGCTTGTCGCTGCCGTAGGTAGTGGCCTTCGGACCTTTGCCGTTCGTCTTCACGTCGGCGCAGGACTTGTGGGCGTAACGCATGTTCTCTAGGTCATCAGATCCACCAAGGGCCAGCGCGTGCATGTGTTCCCGGATCACTTTATCTGTAGGCAGAAGGCGCTTGCCGCAGAGAGGGCAGATAACGACGCCCTGCGCAAAGCAAATCTGGCGGGCCATTGCTGGCGTCTCTGTGCGGCGAGTGGTCATCAGACTGACAGCTCGTCGTCCTCGATTTCGCCAAGCACCCAGCGCAGGGCTTCTTCAAGGCCACCCTCGTAAGTCATGCCGGGGAACTTAGTCGGTGCCTGGCTGTCGATGCGGTCAAGCATTTCTTCGATTTCGTCCTTCGACTTCATTGGTTTCTCTCCTTCTCAATTAGACGGCGTACTGCCGTCCTTCCAAAATATCTTCTACCTGCTGTTCAAGCTCCGGCTTGTTGATGCCGGGGATGACCTTTGCGCAGATCAGTTCAACGGCTGCGGTGTAGAACTCATCAAATTGAAGCTGATCCATCTTGGAGAAGCTGATAGACTTGGCTTCCACCGACACGCTCCCATCCAAAAGAACGAAGGTGTCACAGTGCCCGAGTGCTATTGCGATGGCTTTACGGAACCCATCACGCGTCGCGTAGCCGGACTGGTGCGGAAACACTGCATCAAGCAGGGCAAAATACTTCCGCGTGTGCTTCTCGTTGCGGGGGAGGGTGATCTTTGCCTTGACGGTCCGCCCTTGAGGCAAGGCCGCAAGCGCTTCCTCATCCCACCGGCTGACCGGGTAGAGGGCACCCATTTTCCGCCTCAGATATATCTCGGTTGCCATGTCGGCCTCAAAATGGAATGTCGTCGCCGAAGTCATCAGCGCCACCGCCGGGACCAGACGCAGCAGGCTCCTGTCGCGGAGTGTCCCCGCCCGACTTCCCGTCCAGCATCACAAGCGTTGCGTTGAACCCTTGCAGCACAACCTCGGTGGAGTACTTGTCAGCGCCGGACTGGTCCTGCCACTTCCGGGTCTGCAACTGACCCTCCAGATAGACCTTTGAGCCTTTGCGCAGATATTGCTCGGCGATCTTTGCCAGCCCTTCGGAGAAGATCACTACGCGGTGAAACTCAGTCTTTTCCCGGCGCTCGCCAGTGGACTTGTCGCGCCAGCTTTCAGAGGTAGCGACGCGCAAATTAGCGATGGCTTTCCCATCCTGTGTGTGGCGGACTTCGGGGTCTGCGCAGAGGTTGCCGACAAGGATGACCTTGTTTACTGATCCAGACATGTTTGCTCCTTATGCTGCCACTGCTTTGAGGGCGTCTCGCCTGCGTTCCATGGCGGCCCACAGTTCGCGCTTCATATCGGCGGGTAGCGTCTTGAGCACCCCGCGCTGTGTTTCGACGAAGGCGTCGATTTCTTCTTCTGCATGGACATTGCTTTCCAGCATCGACAGCAAAAGCCGATAGAGGTTGCGGTGCGTTCGGTCACCCCATTGCTGCCTGTCAGCAGCCTGATGCAAAGCGTCTTCTAGGGCCGGGCGGCATTCCTTCTTGATCCGTCCGTACTCGTCCAGATCGACCCAAGGCGAGGCAATGTCATACAGGTAGCGGCCAATGCCCCACCGTGTGCAGGCGCGCTTGAAGGCGTCGGAGAACTGCCCCTTGTCGCCTTCCATGTTAGTCTTGCCTGCGCCGTCGGCTTTCCACACCCACTCACCGTCAACGCGGATGCCGACTTCGCAGCAGGTTGCCCCGTTGCCCGCATCCACGTAGCGGTCTTGCCAGTTCTCAGGCCCGACAACCTGGTCTAGCCGGTCGGCGTAGTCGCGGGCGTCCAGATAGGCGAGAGCGGTTCCCTGCGTTGGGCGCGCATTGCTGTTCTTCGTTTCACGCTGCACCTTCTTTGCGTTGGTGTTGCCGACACGCCAATGCACAAGCTGCGGCGGGAACGGTTCGCAAAGCTGATCGAAAATGGTAATCTCAATGTCCATGGTGTTCCTCCGCCATACGCGCCGCGCGGACACAGGCGTTGATTGATCCGACGGCATCCCAAGCCCTCTCAGACAATGCCGCCTCATGTGAAAGGCCACCGAAACTGGCGAAGGCATTACGGATTGCCAGAAGCTCCCGGTTGATCGCGTGCAGCCGTTCTTTCGCCTCCGATGGTGTCATCTTCGCTTCCGGCTTCTCTGTAAGGGGGGTGTTCATGAGGGGGTGTCCTCCTCCAGGTCCTTCATCACCTGGGCAATGAGTTCGGCGAACTGCTCAATGAGATAGGCGTAAGACGCCTCAGCGCCATAAGGGGCACACTCCCATTCGGTCGAGTCGTGGCATCCAGAACTTGCCCGTTCGATCTGAGCCAATAGGGCGTCAACAAGCGGATGCCCGGTTGGCTTAAGGTTTACTCCACTCATTCCCCATCTCCTTCCATTCTCTCCCCCTCATCTGACAATCTCCGGCATTTCCCGGTACTCGCGGCCATCAATCATGGCACCGGCTGCCTTCTTGCCGACGCGGACGAGATGCGCGCTCATGGGAGCGGGGTGGAATGGTTCGCCCTCAACGGGATGGAAGGTGTCGCCGTTGGCGTGCATCCAGAGGCCGGCCTCGATTGGGTCTCCGGGCCGGGCTGCTGCCCAATCACCCCACTGCTTGCCAAAGAAGGGCACGCTCGCGGCGGCGCATTGGTCGCGCAGGCCGCGATACCAGGCCGGGTGCATGGGCCGGGAGCCGGGGCCGCTTTCGCCGCCAGCGATCACCCAGCCGATAGCCGGGCCGGTGCCGACCGGGCAGCCGCAGTGCGTGCATGCCTTGTCGATCGCAACAGTCCGCTGGCCGCACCTGCAGCACGTACCTCGCAACCATGGGAGTATGTCCATCGACCCCAGCAACGGCTCTGCGGAAATGAACCACAGCGCTGCCGGTGTATCCAGCAGGAGCGGGATGCGTTCATCGGCCCGCTTCTGATCCTCGACGCTGACGCCAAGCCAGACGTTGGGCAGGGGCCACGGGGTGCTTCCGTGATCTAGGATGTCGGTGAGGACGTCGCGGAAAGCCAGCGCTACTGCCGTTGCCCCAACCTTCCGGACTTCCTCCCCTCTCTTAGTCATGGGGGTGGTCCTTGGGGGTGATGGCTTCTCGAATACGGGTAAAACCTTCAATCAACTCGTCCAGTTCATCGGCGGTCATCGGGCCGCTGCGCGAAATGCCTGTGCGGCGATCAAGGATCATTATCTTGGCCCAAGGGTCTTTAGTGTCGGGGTCAAGACACACCTCGCCGCCAATGGCGTAATTATTCCACTCCATCTCACTTCTCCTCATATTCAGTAAGGCGCTGCATCTCAGCCAGGTCCGAAAGGCGGTCAGCCCCCCAGTCGCGGTCGTCAATCTCAACCCATCGGCGGCGCTTCCATGACTGCACAGCGTCGTAAAATCCACGCCATGCGATGTAGGCCAAACCAGCGATACTCAGCAGGCAAAGGGTCCCAAGTACGGGGTCCATTTCATCTCTCCCTAGAAAGCCCATATCCAAAGCAGGATTAGAACGGCAATCACAATCGCGGTGTGCGGCATCTCAGTTCCCTCCCTTCTGGGCGGCGTTGTAGGCTGCCTGTGCAATGCGTGCCGCATCAAGGCGCTTTTCGGCTGTCACGACCTCGAATTTCGGCGTGTCGATCTTGTCCTGGTACTTATCGGCCTCCAGGTTGCGCTTCACCGCCGCTTTCTGTGCAAGGCCGATTGCGTCACTTGCCATGTCTTCGAGAGACAGATCCATGGTGGCTTGCAGGTCGTCCAGCACCTCCGGGTCCAGTTCGTCATAGGCGGCGCGAATGTCGTTAAACGCAAGGCGGTGGGTAATCATGAGTGTGGCCTTGAGCGCCCTCGCCAGACTGTCACCTGCCTCCGCAGTTCCACGGGCGCAGTCGCTTTCGTACTTGTCCTCGCGGGTGGGGCGGTAAAATGTGTTGGGCGTGTCCATCGCCTGAATCCTTCTTAAATGTGGTTACGCTGCTTGCTTGAGGTGTTCTGGGAGCTGGGGTAGCGGAAACCGAAACGGCTCTTTGGCTGACAGCCACGCTACAAGGCGCTGTACCTGCCATTCTTCTTCGGCTGCCTTAGCGGCGGCACTAGCGGCGTCCCAAGCAGCGGCACTAGCAGCGGCCCTAGCAGCGCCCCAAGCGGTACCCCAAGCGGCGTCGCAAGCGGCGTCGCAAGCGGCGTCGGCAATCTCCCCGTTGGCAAAAGCGCGCACCGCTATAATGGCGCTCCGTGGTGCCGGTGTGGCCGTCCTGTCACGTTCGTAAATGTGCAACACCTTCGCCGCGCAATCGGCCATCCACATGCGCAAGCGGCGCTCGATGTCTTTGTCAGTCTGGGCCACTTCGGCGGCGACCCAAACCAAATCATCCAGCGTAGCGCCGCGCTTCACTGCCTGCCGGGCCGTCATGCCGCGCCCCTTGAACAGCGGAGCAATAACGTCCAGCCGTTCGGCGCAAGGGCGCAGGCTTTTAAGCTGTGTGAGCGTGAGTGTCGGTGCCGTTGCCATTCGCCTGACTCCTTATAAAGGGGTCAGCCGGAGCGCTTGGCGATCTCAATGGGGATGCTGTCTGGTCGCCATCAGGGGGAAGTGCGCTCCGGCTGATGACAAGTAATATACTCTTAGGTTATATCCATAGCAAGCAGAAAATATGCACTCGGGTTATTTTTTTTCTCCCGTGCCCAATCGGCATGCTTTTTCTGTTGACACGGCATTACTGTAACGCATATCTATATGCACATGGAGAATGAATTGACCCCCCCTAGATATATCCGCGAGCATGTGTTTGGCATGACACAGCTTGCCTTTGCCCAGATGGTCGGCGTGACCCAGCCCATGGTGAGCCGGTACGAAAAGCGCGGGTCGTTCCCCGCTGATGTGCAGCGCACAGTTCTGGACCAGGCTAGGTTGCTCAACAAACGGTTTGACCCGGCATGGTTCTTTGACGTGCCAACCGATGCCGAGACAGGGGAGAATGCCTGATGTGCTGTGCCCCGGACCATGACAACCACTTTGACAAATTCCGTTCACGCGGCCCCTCCTGCCTTGCACCGCGTGAAGCCCCAGGCGGCCTTCCAACATCGCCTGCCGGGGGCAGCAATTTCAATTCGTGCGTTGAGGTTTCCTGTTTCCTCCGCACGAAGCCCGCGTTGTCTGGTTCAGGTCCTTTTCCAGACGGCGCGGGCACCTATTCAATCAGCAGGCAGAAGGAGGGGCGGTGATGCGTTTCGCGCTCAAGGTAGTGGAGCACACTCTCTTGATGTTCATCGCTGTCGCGAGCTTTTTCGCCCTGTTCGGCGCTGCGATGGTTGCTGGGCTGTACATCTGGGGTGAACCGCACGGCATTCTCAAGGGCGTGCTGGCTGCGGAGGCCAGGTAATGGACTCTGTACTAGAAGTGCTCGGCATTTTTCTGCGGCTGTTTATTGCGCTTGGCGTTGCCCTTGGCGCATATGCCGCCGCTGCAATATCTGCGTCACTCTTCGGCCTTTCTCTTAACGACCCCGTTCACATCGTGGCGGCGTTCTTGGCTGGGCTCATTTACGCACGGCTTTTGGTTTGGGCTTGGCACGGCTAACCATGGGCAAACCATCAAGAGACAAAGGCGCGCGCTTTGAGCGAGAGATTGTCCGCATTGCGGCAGCCCATGAATTGCATGCCCTCCGCGTGCCCCTTTCTGGTGCTGCTAAGGGCTTCAAGGATGACGTGATTGTTGAAGACGCCATTGGGGAGAAGTGGAACCTGGAGGCCAAGAAACGCGCCAACGGTTTCAAGCAGATTTACGAGTGGAAGGGCGACGCCAACGGCCTTGTCATCGCCGCTGACCGGCAGCCTCCGCTGATCGTTCTTGACCTTGATGATTTTTTTGACGTGTTGAAAAGGCTGGGAGGGTAAGCGCATGACTGAGCAGCCTTGGTACTACGACGCGTACGTAGGACAGAAAGTGGTGTGTGTGGATGCCTGTGGCTTTCCTCTCGGTTGGGCGGAATCGCCGCCGAAGGAAGGGAAAATTTACACCGTTCGACAGGTCGTCAGGCGCACAAGCGTCGGACTGCTGCTTTGTGAGATTGTCAACGAGCCGCGCCTATACGCGGACGGCTTTTTGGAGGCTGCGTTTTGTGCCCGCCGCTTCCGCCCCGCAGTACAGCCCCGCAAAGAGCTTCCAGAGTCCATAACCAAATACCTTAATGTGCCGGGGAGGGTGGACGCGTGAGCGACATTATCCAATTACCCAACTCCAATAACATCACACAGCCCAAGCCTGTGGACGTACTGGAACACGTCATTAGCACATTGGAAGCGCTGCAATCTGATTCAAACTATGTCTGTGCAGCAATCGACTTGTTGAGGGCTGAATTGCGCACGCGTGGGGCGGCGGAGATCTTTGATGTTTGAGGCGCTTGTAGCATTCGAGCGCTCGGGCCGTGTTCGTCAGGCATTGCGCGACATTGGCATTGACGCCTGGTCGTGTGATCTTGTGCCAGCCGATGACGACAGCCCGCATCACATTGTCGGCGATGCTTTGACCGTGATGAATCGCAGCGGGAGACTGCTTATAGCACACCCGCCGTGCACCCGCCTAACCCTTGCCGGTGTGCGCTGGCTGCATGAGCGCGAACTCTGGTCAGATCTGGACGACGCCTGCGCAATGTTCCGCGCTTGCCTTGAAGCTCCCTTCACTCACATTGCCGTGGAAAATCCGACACCCCACAAGCACGCTGTAGAACGGATCGGGCGCACCTATGACGCAGTAAGCCAGCCATGGGAACACGGTCACGGAGAAACCAAGCGCACCTGCTGGTGGCTCAAGGGCCTGCCCCCGTTGCTCCCGTCAAATGTTGTCGAGGGCAGGGAAGGGCGCGTGTGGAAGATGCCTCCGGGGCCTGATCGTGCGCGGCTTCGGTCTGAGACCTTGCCAGGTGTGGCGGCTGCTATAGCAGACCAGTGGGGACCATTTGCACGTGTTCAGGAGGCGGCCAAATGACCCCCACAGAACTCGAAAAACATCAAGCGGTAGAAGTCGCCAAACTCCGCCTTAGGATAGCAGGGAAGGGGCAGAGGCAGACGGCTTACAAGAAGCTTGTCGCTGCCAAGTGCGCGGAACTGCAAGACGAACTGCGGAGGTATGGATGACGCTTACGCTTGATGATTCGAACCGCAACCAGCAAGACTGGATGTATGTGCAAACACGGCCAATTTACAAGACTGAAGGGTTTAGAGCGCCTACCTTTCTTGCGCATCAAATTATAGCGGAGACAGCAGAAAAGCACGGCATAACAGTACGGCAAATGAAGCAAGGTGGGCGGGCGCGCATGTATTCGTGGCCGCGTCAAGAGGCTATGTATCGAATATACACCGAGTTGCACGGATATTCGCTGCCTCGGATCGGAAGGCTACTTGGTGGGCGAGACCACACCACAGTAATTCACGGCATTCGCCGCTTTGCCGAACGTTCGGGGCACACTAAGCGCGTAAAAAACCTGTTGGGAAAAGGGGCTTTGCCAGAATGAGCGGCCCCCGCTTTTCCATTGTTCCTGGGCGCGCGGCAACCGATGCACGCATGACGCTTTCCACCCTGCGAGTGCTGGCCGCTCTTGGTCGCCACACGAACGCAGAGGGGTGGTGCTTTATCAATCAAGGAAGGCTTGCCCATGAGCTTGGTGTAAGCCGTCAGGCGGTCAATATGGCCGTTAAGAAACTTGTCGAGTGGGACTATCTGGAAAAGCGCGCTACACGCCGGAAGGACGGCGGCAACGGCGTCTGCGATTACCGGGTGAAACTTGACCAAAACACGGAAGCCGAACCGGAAGAACTGTCAACTGGCGATGACACCCCCCTGTCAACCTCAGACTTTACAGGGGCTGTCAACTCTGGGGCTGACAGGCCCCTGTCAACTCTGGAGTTTACAACAGTAACGACACATGAAGGAACGACCCCTATCAACGATATAGATAGGGATTTTGCAGAGTGGTACGCAGCCTGTCCACGCAAGCAGGCCCGTGAACGAGCAAAACGTGCCTATTTGGCAGCCCGGAAGAAAACAGACGCAAAAACGCTTCTTGAGGGCATTCAGCGCTACACCGCGTGGTGCCAATCGTCGCCTCCAACCGAAACCAAATTCACGCAACTGCCTGCCACATGGCTGAACGGCGGCGGCTGGGACGATGAACTCACGCCGAAAGACGGGAAGGCGCAATCGGTAAAGCTGGATTTGCCTGGCGTGCCCATCACGCTGCACCACCCTGCCCGCCGTGACTGGATCAGGCACTGGGAGGGCCGGGAGCGCGAGGGCGACGGCGCGGCCAGCATGAAACTGACCTGGTACGTCGCAGACAAGACCGTGCGCGAAGACACCGAATACCCACCGGGAACACGTCCCACCACCCAACCCAAGGAGGCAGCGGAATGAGTGAGAAACGATTTTTTGTGGTGATTGATGACCGGCTGTGGAAGTCCGCCGCGAGAGACCTGATTTCGTGCTGTTCGTTGTTGGTGGCCGTTGCCGTCGGAGTGGTGGTTGATAGCTCCGCGCTGCAATGGATCGGCGGCCTTATGTGGGTGCTGTGGTTTTTTGCCCGCACGTCGCGCGACGTGAAAAACAAGACGTACGGCACGATTGCGGAGGCCCGCGCGGCACTGGACGAATTGGAGGAGTCATGACAGCCGAACTCATCCATGACCCCACCATCCTAGGCCATGTGCCTAGCTGGGATGTGCGCAATCTCCTTCGCTCACCTTACGCGAAAGCCGAGTGCTTGAAAGCCTTTCAGGAAGGCGTGAAGGGCGAGAGAAATCAGCACACAGACGGAACCCTGTTGAGCTTCATGCATGAGATAGGCGCAACAAACGAGCGCCAGCGAAAGCGCGTGAAGGAACTGGCAGCCGAGGTTGACCGGCTCACCAACCCCGTAGCCATGGAGGCGAATGACGAATGACACAAACCCCCGAAATGGCCCGTCTTGTTGAGCGCGCGAAGATTCAGGACGCACTGGAATACGGCAAGGCAGTGCTTGTCCGCGATGGTGAGCGCTCCCGCAAGACGGACGTGGTATGGTTCCTGTTGTGTGAAGCGGCGGAAACCCACCTTGCCACACCCGACAAAGAGCGCAAGTGGTTGTATCACTCCTGTGTGTCCGGAATGCCGGAATACGTCCACACGAAAGAGGAGCTGGCGGAAGCCTTCGGCACCATGGTGCAGCGTGTGCAGGCCGGTGAGGAGCCCAAGGACACGGGGCCGCGCCGCCCGAACCCATCCCAGCAGGCCCGTGACCGCTACCTGACCTGCATGTCATTCCTGCGCTATGTCTCAGGCAAGGGAATGCGGGCCAAAAAGCGCAACCGGCAGATACTGTTCGCCCTCGCCTGTGGGGTTAGCGGACCCGACATTGCGCGCCGGATGGGGCTGCGCTCCCGCAACTCTGCCTATGCCGTCCGCGACCGCTGCTTGGAAGAGATTGCACACAAGATATACCAGATTGCATTTTCTTCGCCACAAGGGGTTGACGGATTGGGCAAGAATGTGCAACGTATGGAGCATGTCTAGGAATTGCGCCCGCAAACTATGTGGGTGCCAAGTAATCCAGCGGCGGCTATTGCCAGCCGAGCGAATGACCTCAAGTGCACTCTTGAGACCCCGCATTGAACGCTGGGCGTTGCGACCCGGCCCGCTGGTAACTAATATGGTGGCGAGATGAACGAGTCAGAGGCAAAGAAGGGCCGACCACACCCTACGCATTTTCTGTGCGTGGGGAAGTCTGGCCTATCCCGCCTCACTCGGACTGAGGAGACCGCAGGTTCGAATCCTGCCGCGCAGACCACTCTTTGGCGGCGAAGCTGAAACAGTCTTCGCGTAGCTCAACTGGATAGAGTCCCCGGCTTCGAACCGGGCGGTTGTGGGTTCGAATCCTACCGCGAAGGCCACGTTGGTGTGGTCTAATGGTAAGACGGCGGCTTCCAACCCCGCAAATCAGGGTTCGACTCCTTGCACCAGCGCCATTTGTCCCGCTTCGTCTAATGGTAGGACGCCGGGATTTGGCCCCGGAAATCGGGGTTCGAGTCCTTGAGCGGGAACCATACAGATTGGACCTGACTGGGAAAGACGGCCAATAACACCCTCTACGCCTCTCACTGAAGTGCCTCATGAGGGTTTCTTTCAGCCCCGCCCCTCCCACTAGAGGGTGCGGGGTTTCTACGTTCAAGAACACCCCACTCCCCCGCGAGACACACACCTAAGCCCAGAGCTTTAACACCAGGCGGTGAGGGGTGGGGAACCTAATTGGCGGCGGCGTGCGCACCGTCGAGCGAGGGACCTTGCCGTCGCAGGCAAGACTCCGCCCTGAAAGCTGGGATTTGCGCCCCGGCCCGCCAATACCTATCGGCCCACCGCCGATGCCTCCCTGTACCTAGACCCGCTGCCCTTAACCGGGTGGCGGGTTATTTTTTAGGGAGCCGGAACGGGGGCACAGCCTGCGCCAACAGGCTGCACTTGAGTGACCTAACCCACTCATGGCCAGACAATCCCAGGCTTGCCAGAAGCCACCCCGCTACCGTGTACACGGCGGGGCAACGTTACCCTGTGCCATGCGAGAAAAACAGAGGTGACGGCTTGTTATGTCGCGCGACGCTCCATCCAACGACGTGTCCCATCTACAGATCCTGACCGAAATGCGGGAGGGCTTGGGACGGGTAGACGAGCGCTTGCTGACAATCGAGCGGGAGATAGGCGACCTGAAACGGTCGGCCGACGCAATGGACGAACGCCAACGCCAGTTGGTGACAGATGTTGAACAAGCCAAGGGCGGCATTGCGATGGCCAAGTGGCTATGGCTTGCCTGCGTAGGCGCTGCCGGGCTTGTGGTGGCCTTCTGGGGCCGGATTACAGGATAGCGCCGCAATGTGCCACCTCTGCCCTCATCTCAAAAACAGGATCGACGAGCTGGAGGAGGAGGTGCGCCAGCTACGCGAGACAGCCGGCATCACGCTCCCTGAGTTTGGACTGACCGACAGCGAGTGGCAGGTCATCGGACCCTTGTTCAAGCGCCACCGCGCCGGACAGGAGCCCGCCATATCCCATGACCAGATACACACACTCTACAAGCCCCGCCAGGCTGACGCAGACGACACGGACCCTCACACCATCAAGGTGTTGGTAAGCCGCGCCCGCAAGAAACTGAAGCCCTATGGCTGGGAGATACAGCCCATCTACGGCAAGGGCTACACACTCGTTAAGACACCGGGGTTCAAGGACAATGCCCGCAACAAAAACGCCGCCTAAGGGCGGTAAGCCGGACAAGTTGATGCGCGACGCCATCATGGTAGCGCTGAAGCGTGAGGCGACAGACGCCGACGGTAAAAAAACCCGCAAGCTCAACCAGATAGCAACCAAACTCGTGGAGTTGGCGGTTAACGGCGACATGCAGGCAATCAAGGAGATCGGCGACCGGGTTGATGGGCGTCCAGCGCAGGCAATGGAACTGACCGGCAAGGACGGTGGCCCGGTGGAAATCGAAACCAATGCCCGCGAACAGCTTGCACGTATCGTCTCTCGCCACACTTCCGCAGGAGACGCAACAGAAGATACTGGCGGAGCTTAGTCAGGAGCAGGCAGAAGCCCTGCTACATGACTGGGAATTCTTCGCCCGCCCCGAACAACTGCCGCCGCCCGGTGAATGGTCCACATGGCTTGTCATGGCAGGGCGCGGCTTCGGCAAGACCCGGTGCGGTGCTGAATGGGTAAGGGCGCGCATCAAGGCTGGATACGGACGTATCGCCTTGGTCGCCCCGACAGCAGCCGACGCCCGCGACGTGATGGTCGAAGGCGAAAGCGGGCTGGCAGCCGTATGCTGGGAACATGACAGGGACCACAAGGGCAACGTCATAGGCCGCCCGCTGTACGAGCCGTCTAAGCGCAAGCTGACATGGGCCAACGGTGCGACGGCGCACACATATTCGGCAGAAGAGCCGGACCGACTGCGCGGCCCGCAGCATGATTCAGCGTGGTGCGATGAAACGGCTGCATGGAAGGCCCCGGACACCTGGGACATGCTGTTGTTTGGCCTGCGCCTTGGCATGGACCCGCGAATAATTGCCACGACCACACCGAAGCCCGTGAGGCTGGTGCGTGAGGTGGCAAAAGACCCCGGCACGGTAATTACACGAGGCAGCACATTCGACAATGCGGCGAACCTTGCCCCTCGCGCCTTGGAGGCATTCCGCCGCAAGTATGAAGGCACCCGGCTCGGCAAGCAGGAGCTGTACGCCGAACTGCTTGAGGAATCCGAGGGCGCGCTGTGGACACGGGCGCTGATAGAGGCAGCCTGCACACGGCCAATGCCGCCCGCAGCCGATATGAAGCGGATTGTCATTGCCGTTGACCCGGCAGTGACGGCCAAGGCTGAAAGCGACGAGACAGGCATTGTGGCCGCTGGTGTTGATGCCAAGCGCGACGGCCATGTGTTGCGTGACATTTCGGGGCGGTACTCCCCGGAGCAATGGGCTCGCCGGACGGTGCTGCTGTATGACGAATTAAAGGCCGACCGGGTTGTCGTGGAAGACAATCAGGGTGGTGACATGGTGGAAAGCGTCTTGCGGCAAGTGTCGCCAACGCTGCCCATCAAGAGGGTGCATGCCCACACCGGCAAGGCGGTGCGTGCGGAGCCGGTTGCAGCGCTCTATGAGCAGCGCCGTGTCAGCCATGCGCCCGGACTATCGGATCTGGAAGACCAAATGTGCATCTGGGAGCCGCTGTCAGGGCAGAAGTCGCCCGACCGGCTGGATGCGCTCGTTTACGCACTGCGAGAGCTTATGCTGGGCAGCCAATCGGATGGCCCGAGAATAGGGAGGCTGTAGACTTGGGCATTCGTGACGCATGGCGCGCTCTTAGGGGGCAGCCGCTCCCGCAGGAGATGAAAGCCAGCCGCACGGCCCCAGTCATGGTGCAATGGCGCGTAGGCCAGCCGCAGGGCACGCCGCGCGACTATGCACACCTGGCAGCCGAAGGCTACCGCGACAACATCATCGGCTATCGGTGCATCAATCTGATTACCGAAAATGCCGCCAAGGTGCCGCTTATGCTGCGCACCAAGTCAGACAACAAGGCCATTGAAAACCACCCGCTGCTTGATCTGCTGGCGCGCCCGAACCCGGTGCAGTCCGGGGCGTCGTTCCTGCAATCCGCATATGGCTTTTTCCTGCTGTCGGGCAACAGCTACATTGAGGCGGTCGGCCCGCTGAACAAGCCGCCGATGGAACTATACCCGCTGCGCCCGGATCGCATGAAAGTTATTCCTGGCGAAACGGGCATACCGGCAGCTTATGAATACACAGTCGGGTCAAAGAAAATTCAGTTTCCGCTGGACCCGGTGACCGGCATTGGCGAGTGCTTGCACGTCAAGGCGTTTAACCCGCTAAATGACTGGTACGGAATGGCCCCGATTGAGGCCGCTGCATGGTCTATTGACCAGCACAACGAAGCTGGCAAATGGAATACGTCGCTCTTGCAGAATGGGGCGCGTCCCTCTGGCGCTGTGGTTTATGCGCCCAAGGACGGCAGCGACGCCATGACGGATGAGCAGCGCGCTATGCTTCGCAGCCAGATTGACGAGACATTTACGGGCGGAGATAACGCAGGCCGCCCCTTGCTGCTGGAAGGCGGCATGGACTGGAAGGAAATGGCACTATCCCCCAAGGATATGGATTGGCTTAAGGGCAAGGACGTGTCAGCCCGCGAAGTAGCGCTGGCGTTTAACGTGCCCAGCCAGCTTGTAGGCATTGAAGGCAGCCAGACATTCGCCAACTTCGAGCAGGCGCGGCTTTCACTTTATGACGATGCCGTGCTGCCGCTGGTGGATCTGCTTGTCGATGAACTGAATTACTGGCTTGTGCCGCGCTACGGCGACGACCTGGTTCTTTCCTATGATGAAGATGCGATTTCGGCACTTGAGCCGCGCCGTCGTGAGCGCTGGGAGAAGGTGCAGCAGTCAACTGTGCTGACCATCAACGAAAAGCGCGAAGCCATGGGCTATGACAACATCGGCCCGGAAGGTGATGTTATCTTTGTTGAGGCATCCAAGCTGCCGCTGGGCTATGAGCCTGCCGGTGATGAGCCGCCAGAGGGTGGTGTAACGGAAGAGGAAGCGCAGGAACAGGCCAAAGCCGCTTACGGTGCCTAAGAATGGCTCTGCTGCTATCACCTAGTCGCGCCGCGCTTAGACGGGAGTGGGCATCGCAGACACGGGCACGGGCTTCGCTGCAAGCCAGCTTGACGCGGGCTGCCTATGACGAAATTGCCCGTGCTGGTGGGGCCGCTGCGGCGGGCTTTGAAGCCTCCGGCGATCAGGGCATCACTATTGCGCTGGAAGGGCACCAGACGCGCCTTGAAGCCCTGCTGATGCAGAACTACCGACGCACATTCGCCGTGTTCGGTGAGCGCATTCTGGAAGACGGCAAGTCGTTCGGTGTGGCTGAGACCAAAGACGCGGAAAACATCTTTGCCCGGTTTGCGGGCGAGTGGATACGCCGGTGGGCTGCGGTTAAGGCCACGATGATTGCAGAGACCACATTGCGCGACATACAGGCGGCTATTCTTGAGGGCGTGGCAGAGGGCGACGGCATTCCGGTTATCGCCGGGCGTATCCGCAGCCGCACCGCTGGCATGATAGGCCGGGCACGGGCAAACGTCATCGCCCGCACTGAGACGCACGCCGCATCGCAGGCGGCACAAGACGAAGCGCTTGGGGCACTTGGGCGCCCTGACACGCGCCGGGAATGGGTTGCGGCCTTTGATGGGCGCACCCGCGAAACACACAGGATTGCAGACGGCCAGGTCCGCCGCTTGGGCGACGCGTTCGACGTTGGCGGGGCCAAGCTGAAATATCCGGGCGACCCGGACGGCCCTGCAAGTGAGATCATTATGTGCCGCTGTATCGCTGCGGCGGTTATCGGGGAATAGACATGCAAACCAAGCACATTGACGGCGCATTTAGTGTCAAGACAGTGTCCGGCGCGGGCATGTTCGAGGGCTTTGCGTCTCGCTTTGGTGAACTGGATCAGGTTGGCGACATTGTAGCCGCCGGTGCCTTTTCCAAGTCCCTGAGTGACCACGCCTCAAAGGGCCTTATGCCCGCCCTTTTGTGGCAGCACGACATGGCCGAACCCATCGGCAAGTGGCATGAGATGCGCGAGACGGCAGAGGGGCTGGAAGTGCGCGGCGAATTGTTCGTGGATGACATTCCGCGCGCAAAGTCTGCCTACAAACTGCTCAAGGAAAAGGCGATTTCCGGGCTGTCTATTGGCTATCGCACGAAAGCGGCGGATATGGACCGCAGCACGGGTGTCCGCACGCTGAAAGAATTAGACTTGCGCGAAGTGTCTCTAGTGACGGAACCGGCACTGGAAAGCGCACGAGTGACAAGTGTTAAAGCGGCGTTGTCCGCTGGTGAAACCCTCACAGTGCGTGAGGTAGAGGCGTTTCTGAGGGAGTCAGGATTCAGCCGCAAAGAGGCGTGCCACATGGCCGCCGAATGGAAGACCGCGACCCAGAGGGAGTCTGGCGACGGCAGTGAAGAGTTGGTGTCTGCGTTGAAGTCAATGGCCGCTGAGATGCGCGCCGCGCTTCGCTGACCGCGCACACCACATTGTCAGAACCCTACGCCCGTCCGGCATTGCTGAGGCGGGTTTTTTAATGGGAGCGTCACACCATGGATGCTGAAATCAAGTCGGCACTGGATGAACTCCAGTCCACGAATAAGGCCCTGAACGACAAGCTTGTCGAGGGTCACGAAGAAATGAAGAAGCTGGGCACCGAACTGCCCGAGACCAAGGACGCCATTGACAAGGTGAACGAAGCCGTCACCAATGCAGTGGAAAAGGTCAAGAAGCTGGAAGACGACGCCAAAAAGGCTAAGTCCGCACAGGAGCGGCTTGAAACCCTGCTGAACCGTTCCGGCAAGGGCATGGGCGAAACCGAAGCGGTAGAGCGCAAGAGCGCTGCCGACTTCCTTTCCGCTGCCAAACGCCAGTTTATCCACCCCACTGACGAATGCGTGGATACTGAGGTGTACGGTGCCTATAAGTCGGCATGGCGCACGCTTGCCCTCAAGGGCTTTGATATCGAGGCGGACGGCATCGACAAGAAGGCTCTTTCTGTAGGCCGCGACCCGGACGGGGGCTATCTTGTGCCCGCCGAGATCGGCAACGAAGTCATCAAGCGCATTTATGACACGTCTCCGATGCGTCAGATCTCGCAGGTGATTTCGATTACGTCCGATGCCTGGGAGCAGCCGGTTCAGTCCAGCAAGGGCACGTCTGGTGGCTGGGTGTCTGAAAAGGCGTCCCGGACCACCACTGACACGCCGACGCTGGAAATGCTGCGTATCCCGGTGCACGAGCAGTATGCTTACCCGCTGGCGACGCAGAAAATGCTGGAAGACGGCAACATCAACGTCGAATCCTGGCTCACCCAGGAAACTGACGAGGAAATGGCTCGCACCGAAAACACCGGCTTTGTGTCCGGTGATGGTTCGGGCAAGCCGCGCGGCTTCCTTGACTATAAGTCGGCTGCCGTGACCACCGACGATGCAACCCGTTCGTGGGGTGTTCTTCAGTACGTACCGTCTGGTGCGGCTGGCGATTTCGCTACCTTGACCGGCACGTCATCCAGTGATTACGGCCCGCTTGTTGACATGATTGCCAAACTGAACCCCGGCTATCGAGCGGGTGCGGTCTGGTTCATGAACAGGCAGACTGAGGCTGAGTTGCGCAAACTGAAGGACGGCGACGGTAACAGCCTGCTTGGCCTCAATCTTCGGGACGGGGCGACGGGCTTCCAGTGCCTCGGCTTCCCGATTGTGACAGGTGAGGATATGCCGGACATCGCGTCGGACTCCTACTCCATCGCGTTTGGCAACTTCCAGCGCGGTTACAAGGTTGTTGACCGTCTCGGCACCTCTATCCTGCGCGACCCGTACAGCAACAAGCCGTATGTTGGTTTCTACATGCGCCGCCGCGTGGGCGGCGACGTGCAGAACTTCGACGCCATCAAGCTGATGAAGTTTGCCACCTCCTAACGAAATCATGGCCCCGGCTTCGGCTGGGCCTCTCGTTATTCACAGAAAGGAAAGCCCCATGGCTAACCGTGATCTTATCTCCAACGTGAAGACGGTGAAGCAGCTTGCAGGCACCTACTCCACGACCCAGACGCCCTCCACGGGCGTTGATACGCGGGGTTTTGACTCCGTGCTTGTTCAGTGTGCAATCGGCACCCTGACGAATGTCGGCGGCTCGCCCAACGAAAGCTGGACGTTTGCCCTTCAGCATTCCGACACGTCAAATGCTGACTTTGCTGCTGTGTCTTCGGACGACGTCATCCTTGACAGTGGCAACAACGATGGCTCCGTCTCTTCGGGCGTCTTTGCCACTATTGACGCGGCCGCAGAAGACGACGCCGTCTATACGGTGGGCTACATCGGTGGCAAGCGTTACCTGCGTGTGGTGGCCACGGCTGCCAATACGCCGGGCAACACGGCTATTGCCGTGCTGTATGCGCTTGGCAACCCGTCCCTTGCCCCCGCATCCGACGCCTAACGAAACTGGGGAGGGGTCCCGGCCCCTCCCTGCTTATCTAACAGGAGGCGACCATGCAGAAATACCGCGTCACCAAGCGTTTTCGCCATTGCCCGCTTGATAGCCACAATGTGGACACATATGAGGTCGGCGTGCGGGAACTGCACCCGGAGGCCGCAGAGGTTGCCTTGAAGGAGGGGTGGGCGGAGCCTGTCGCCGAAGCCAAGGCAATTCAGAGCGCGCCGGAAAACAAGGTTGCGCCGAAGGTCCGCAACAAACGCGCTCCGCGACGGAAGTAGCACATGCGCCGCCCTGAACCCCTCCGCCTTTCGCTGACAACCGGCCCGGCTGTTGAGCCGCTGTCTCTGGCGGATGCAAAGGAGCAATTGGAATTTGACGGCAGCGACCGCGACGACTTTATCACGTCGCTTATCGTGTCAGCCCGTGAGCGTTGCGAGAAGTACACCGGGCGCGCGTTAATCACGCAGACCTGGACCATGTACATGGACCGCTGGCCCGACGCCGACGGATACAGCCGCACCCCGTGGTGGCAGGGCGTGCGGGATGGTGCCGTGTCTGAATTGATCGGGGCCAGGCAAGCCCTTACAATCCCGAAAGCGCCGCTGCAAAGCATTACGTCGATCAAGACGTATGATGACAGCGACACTGAGACCACGCTTGCCAGCAGCGCCTATTACGTGGACACGGCAACACAGCCGGGCAGGGTGGTGCTGCGTGATAGCACTGCAACCCCGACGCCGACGCGCGTTGCAAACGGCTTGGAGGTTATCTTTGTCGCCGGGTATGGTGACGCCGCTTCCGATGTACCGTCCGCGCTTGTGCAGGGCATGAAAATGCTGGTGGCCCACTGGTTTGAAAACCGGGAGCAGGTAGTTATCGGGGCCAGCGTGTCCCAGATCCCTGACGGCGTGCAGGCCACGTGGCGAGACTATAAGCTGGAGTCCATCGGCTAATGGCACGTCTGCGCGCAGCACGGGGTATTGGCACGCTGCGCGAGCGGGTGTCTATTCAGGAGCGGAGCGAAACCAGCGACGGCGGGGGCGGTGTATCCTTCACATGGGCCAATATCGCCACAAACCCCACTGTATCGGCCCGCGTTGAGCCGCTGAGAGGCTTTGAACAATTGCAGGGGCTTGGTTTGCAGGGGCGCGTCACCCATCGTGTTACACTGCGCTATCGTGATGACGTGACCATCGGCAATCGCTTTCTGTGGGGCTCGATTGGGCTTGATGTGAAGTCGCCGGGCATTAACGAAGACGAACGCAGCCGGTACGTGACATTTCTTTGTGAGCAGGGCGGGGGCCAGTGACCGGCATTCGCGCAACCGTTGAAGGTACTGACCGTCTGGCTAAGGCCCTGCGCCGCTATGACCAGCAGGCAGTTGACCGCATCGGCGATGCAATCATCGACTCCGCGCTTGAAGTGCAGGGGCAGGCACAGCGCCTTATCCAGCGCGGCGAGCGCAGCGGTACAGCGCGCCCGGATGGAAGCCGGTCATCTGCGCCTGGTGAGCCGCCCAAAACGGATACAGGCCGCTTGGTGGCCAGCATAGACATTGAGACGGACACAGACCGCCTTGGCGCGGCTGTGGGAACGAATTTGCGATACGGCAAATACCTGGAATTGGGCACAACGAAGATGGCCGCGCGCCCGTGGCTGTTCCCGACATTCGAGAGCTTGAAGCCCCGCATCCTGTCCCGCATCGGTGCCGCCATTAAGGCAGCCCGCGCCCGTTGATGGACAAGAAAGAATATAAGCCAACGCCTTTGCGCACCCGAGCGGCCTACAAGCCAAGCCGGGGTGTGAGGGCTGGCATACGGTTAGACGAAGAGGACGACCGCATCGTCATCCGATACCCTGACGGCACATTGAAACGAGAACCGCCACCCTATGAGTGACCTTAGCTGGCCCGTGCAACAGATGGTCTATGCGACCCTGACAGCAGATGCAGGAGTTAAGGCTTTCGTTGGCACGCCCGCGCGTGTCTATGACAACCCGCCCGCTAACCCGACATTCCCATATCTCACGATAGGCGACGACACAGCCCGCGAGTTTGGCGCGCAGACATTCGACGGGCAGGAAATCACGCTCACCATCCACGCTTGGTCGCGCTATGGCGGGCGAAAGGAAGCCAAGCAGATCGCGGGGGCGGTCTATGACGCATTGCATGACCAGTCACCGAGCCTCACGGGCGGCACGCTGGTTAACCTGCGCTATGAGTTCGGCACGACCATGCAAGACCCTGACGGGCTGACGTGGCACGCCGCCTCCCGCTTCCGCGCTTCGGTGTGTGACTAGTGACGGTGCCGCATGTGCCAGAGCGCTGGACGCCGGGCCCGATATGGGAAGGCGAGACGGCGGTTATCATCGGATCTGGCCCCAGCCTGACCAAGCAGGACCGGGACTATACACAAGGCAAGGCGCGCGTAGTTGCCCTGAACCGGGAATGGTTCTGGACGCCATGGGCTGACATGCTTTATGCGTGCGACGGCAAGTATTTTTTTACGCAGGATGACCAGCCGCACGGCGGAAAGGCGGCTTACAAGCATTTTGGTGGGTTGATCGTGACGCAGGACTTCCGCGCCGCTGCTGACCTGCCAAATCTAAAATGGGTGGAGATTTCGCCGCCCGGCATCAAGAACATGGCCGACCTTAGCGGATACGATGACCGCCCCGGATACATACGCTCCGGCAAGGGTTCGTGCTATCAGACGATGAACCTGTTGGGGCATCTCGGCGTCAAGCGCATTCTGTTGCTTGGCATCGACATGAAGTTTGCCCCGGACGGCCGCCAGCACCATTACTCAGAGCCGCCACGCGGGCTTGCAATCAGCGCGATAGAACGCATGCGGACATTCTTTGACAGCATCGCCGGGCATCTTGAGGCGCGCGGGATTGAGGTCATCAACTGTTCACCAGACAGCGCCGTTGAGGCGTTCCCTAAAGCCAGAATTTACGAGGTGCTTTGACATGCGGAAACTCAGGTTTAAGCGCGAGGTGGTGGAGCACCGCCCCGACGGCACAGGCCGCCGCCGCTACCCCGGCAAGGTCTATGAGATCGGAGACGCTGCGGACCAGGTGACGGACGCAGCGGCACGTCCATGGCTGGCAGATGGCACTGCGGAAGAGGTGATGCCGCCTCGCGCCACTACACCCAAAACCAAGTCAGACGACGAAGAATAGCCGCGAGACGCGGTTCCCCCGGCCATCGCGGCCACCCGTTGAACGCCCCGCCATTGAGCGGGGTTTTTTATTGGAGAAAGACCAATGGCTGCACAGAAGGGTAAATCCCTCCTCCTCAAGATCGGTGACGGCGCTACGTCCGAAACCTTTGCCACCGTTGCCGGTATGCGCACCACGTCTCTGACGATCAATGAAGAGACTGTGGACATTACGAACAAGTCCACCTCCGGCCAGTTCCGCGAGCTGCTGCGCGCTGGCGTCAAGAGCGTGTCGGCTTCCGGCTCCGGTGTATTCACCGACAGCACGGCAGAGGGTGCCGTGCGGACAGATGTATTCGGCACAACGCTCACGAATTATCAGGTGGTCGTGCCGGACTTCGGCACCTTCGAGGGCGCGTTCCTCGTGACTACGCTGTCTTACGCCGGTGAATACAATGGTGAGGTCACCTATGACATGACCATTGAGTCCGCTGGTGCCATCACCTTCTCCGCCGCGTAAGGAACCTGACACATGGCGAATGAATATCGCGGTGAAGTCGAGGTGGATCTGGGCGGTAACACCTACACCATGCGCCCGACCATGAATGCGATTGCCCACCTTGAGGCCAAGGGCGGGAGCATCCGCAAGCTGTTGTCGAAGTTCATCAAAGATGATGGCAGCGGGCGGACCGTGGAGAACGATGAATGGGCCATCACCGATGTGATGCGCATTCTGCAAGCTGGGTTTTTGGGGCAGGGGCGTGACGCTCCGGCCCCCAAAGACCTTGGCGACCTGGTTATGCAGACCGGGGCGCAAGCCTTGGTGGTCCCATGCGTCGAGTTCCTTGCCAACTGCCTCAACCCGCCCAAGCGTGAGGCTGCCGAGGCCGACCGCGACGAGAGCCCTACGGACGGGGCGGAGGCGTAAAAAGCACCGCCCCCATTCCGCTTCAGCGCTACATGGAAATTGCCCTCGGCGTGATGGAAATGTCTCCAGATGATTTCTGGGGCATGACCATGGGGGAGTTTGCCGCCAAGTTTGATGGCTGGCAGGAGCGCAACGGCGGCAAGGGTAAGTCTAAGCCGCCGCCCATGACCAAATCAGAACTAGACGCGCTGCGGGAGTATTACCCCGATGGCGGGTCTATCAAGCCCCTCAAGCAGGACACGCAACCGTGAGCACAATCGACGAACTGATTGTCCGCATTGACGCGGATACGCGCGGGCTGCGTCAAGGGCTTGACCGGGCGACAGACAGTACGCGCCGCGCCAATCAGAAGATGGGCGGTGCATTTGACAGCACAAATAAGTCGATTGAGCGTGTCTCGGCGTCTGTAAAAGCGATGAGCGCCGCTATCGCTGCTGCTGGCGTTGCTGCGTTTGCGCGAGGCGTCATTAATGCCGGGCTTTCCGTCGAGCGCATTGATGGCGCGCTGCGTCAGGCTACCGGCTCGGCTAAGGCAGCGGCGAACGAGTTTGCTTTTGTGCGGCGCGAGGCGGCCCGCCTGGGGCTGGACCTTGAAGGCGCTGCCACGCAGTATTCCAAGCTGGCGGCGGCTGCGCGTGGGACGGCTGTGCAGGGCGCGGCAACGCGCGAAATCTTCACCGCCATTTCCGAAGCGTCCACTGTGCTGCGCCTTTCCGCAGCACAGACACAAGGTGCGCTGACTGCTGTTGAGCAGATTATCTCCAAGGGCACTGTCAGCGCGGAAGAGTTGCGCGGGCAGCTTGGCGAACGGCTTCCGGGGGCGTTCCAGATTGCGGCGCGCGCCATGGGTGTCACGACGCAAGAACTCGGCAAGATGCTTGAGCAGGGCGAGGTCATTGCAGATGACTTCCTGCCGAAGTTCGCTGCCGAGATGCGCCGCACATTTGAAGATCAGGTGCCGCAGGCTGTGCGCGGTGCACAGGCCAGCATCAACCGCTTTCAGACCGCTATCTTTGATCTTCAGGTTGAGTTGGCCTCTTCCGGTGTGCTCGACAGCTTCGTTGATGGGCTGGAAGACCTCCGGGCTGTTGTCGAAGACCCGGCGTTCCGGGAGGGTATGCGCATTATTGCCGAGGGCATCGCGCTTATCGGCACCGAGGCTGCAAATGCTGTCCGGCAACTTGGTAGGCTGGCCGACCCGGACACTACGTTTGGCGAACTGCTGCGAGGCAGCACGCTAGGCCGCATTGGCGTCATGCTTGGTGTGGTCAACGAGGAAATAAAGGCCCTTGGCGACGAGTCAAGTTATCGCGCGCCTGAAAGCGTTGCCGCACTCGCTGAAGAACTGGATAATCTTACGGCTGTGTCGTCTGGGGTGTCCACGGCAACAAAAAGGGTATCCAAGGAGGACGAGAAGGCAGCCGAGGAGTTAGCCAAGCGCCGAAAGGCGGCGGCTGATTTCATTCGAGACCTCACAAACGAGAACCGTGTTCTTGATGCCAGGATTAAGGCCGGCGACAAGGCGGCGGACCAACTTGAACGCGAGATTGCCCAACGCGAGGCCCTTGGCCCGCTGTATAATGACAACCTCGATGCGCTGAACGAACTGAACGCCGCGAACGACAACCTCACCGAATCCCTTGAGCGCCAGCAGGAAGCGCAGGAAGAGCTAGAACAGGCCGCGAAGAAAGCCGCCCGCGAAATGGAGCGGGACATCACGCAGGCCACAGACAGTATTGTGGACGCGCTTGAAGGCGTGCTGTTTGACGGCGAAGACATCTTCGGCAGCCTTGCAAATCTCGGCAAGACAGCATTCCGGGAGATAGCCCGCGAAGCTATTATTCGCCCGATTGTGCAGCCGATTGTCGGCGGCGCTGCGGGCGGTGGTTCTGCTGGTGGGATCACGGTTCCAGGGTTCTCTGGCGGCACCATTTCAGTAGGTGGCGGCGGTGGCATAGGCGGCATCCTGAGTGGTGGCGGTGGCATCTTTGACATATTCAGCGGCGGCGGTCTTACCGCGCCCTCCGGCTTTGCCAGCGACTTCATTTTCAGCGGGCTGGGCCAGTCCCTTGGCTTCTCTTCGCTGGGTGCGGGCGGCATGGGTCCGGCGGCTCCGACGGCGCTTGGTAGTGCCTTCGGTCGCCTGTCGTCGCCCGCTGGCATGATTGGGGGCTTCGCGGGCAACCTCCTTGGTAACGCACTGTTCGGTAGTGATCGTGGACCCGGCGCAAGTATCGGCAGCAGTGTTGGTGCCATCGCAGGCTCGTTTATTCCGATCCCAGGCGTTGGCTCGTTTCTCGGTTCTGTTGCGGGTAACTTCCTCGGCGGTCTTTTCGGCGAGGATAAAAATTATCCTTTCGCGTCGGCTGGCCTGTCTCTTGACCGGAACGGGCGTCTTGTCGTCAGCGGCTCGCAGGCCCTTGATGAGGGTGACGCCTCTGCGGCCCGCGCAATGGCGCAGGCTGTCGCTGACCAGGTCAACGCGCTTCTTGACGCTACCGGCGGTAGCATTGGGATGCTCACTGGCGGTTTGCAGGTAGGCCGGGCGTCCGGACGTGACGGTGATCTGGGTGAGGGCTTCTTTGGTGGCGGCAACTTCCAGGGGTTCAATGGCGGCGCTGAGTTCACAAGCCTCGGCAGCGCTGAAGAAGCGGTCGCGAAGACCGTTGAAGTTATCCTGCAACGAAGCACGTTCAATAACCTGACCGACCAGCAGGTCGCGGCCTTGCAGGCTGGCGATGTATCGACGGCGCAGGAAATCACATCCGCGACACAGGCCATTGACGCGCTCCGGGAGGCTTTGGACGCATCTACTGACCCGATTTCGCGGATCACTGCACAGTTTGAAGACCTCCGGGCCGCAGCCGTGAAATATGGTCTTGACGTTGCGACGGTGGACCGCGCCCTGCAAACGGAGTTGGACCGCTTTAACTTGGGCGTTGAAGGGGCCGCGCTGGCACAGGTGGGCAATGAGCTTGGGGCTATTCAAAGCTTCCAGCTAAACCGGCAGCTCGGTGCATCATCGACGCCGCTCGACCGTGTGGCCGCAGCCCAGGAAGCCGTGCAGGCGTCACTTGAGGCAGTGAGGGCCGGGGAAAGCGGGGCAGTCGGCGGCTTGTTGCAGAATGCCGACACTTTGCTCCGTGTTGGTGCAGACGCTTTTGGCACGGCCACGCCGCAATTCGCCGCTCTAGAAAAAATGGTTGATAGCCAGGTTGCCAACGCAGCGGCTTTGGTGGGCAGTGAGACGGCCATTCAGGACCGCATTGCAGCGGCTATCGAGGCGCAAACCGCATCTAATGAAGCGGGCACAGAAGCGCTGCGCCGGGAGGTAGAGGGGCTTCGCGCGGATGTGCGCAACCTTAGCCGCCAGTTGGCAGATCAGGCCGCCTGATGCTTGTCCTTGATGCCCTAGTTAGCGCGCCTTTGGTTGGCGATTACGGCAAGTCGCCTTCGCGCACTTACATCGAGACTGTTATTGACCAGAGGCCCGGACAATATCTGGTGGAAATTCAGGCGTACAAGGGCGGTGATATCCGAACCGGCGCTGCCTCGTCTCTTGTTGGACTTCCCATGGTCGCAGGAGCGCTTGTTGATGGTGTGGCGCAGGGCGAGGGAAATGCTGGCCTTGTCAGCCTGTTCTATTCCGACCGCGATTGGGTCGGTAGCCCTACCGACAGCACAAAACAGAATGTTCATTATGAAGGCCGCGTCCGCACCCCAATTGTGATCAGCCGCGCAGCGCCGGTGATGCCGGAGGCCAGCCCGCGCATCCGGCGAGA